ACTAACTGCTCCACCAACACCAGCAACACCAGCGGAAGCATTATTTCTAACAAGTCTTGCAAGTTGTTCTACTTCAACACCAACACTTTGTGCTAACTTCTCCCTTTGTATATAATTCATTTTTGAAAATTCCGCTTCACCACCAACTTGTTTAAGAACTTCTTCCATCATTTCTTTATGTTTACCAGTAAAAGCTAATTGTCTTGCTTTATCAAGGTTGATTTGTCTACCAAGTAACATTGATACTTCTAATTGTTTTTCAATAGATGATTCAAAATCAAGTAACGAGTTTGAAATTGATGATACATGACTCATATTCAATCCTAACTTTCTTGCAGCTGTTCCTGCATTAATTAAATTTGAACCACCCTCTTTAGCAAATTTAGCAAAATACTCAGCATTAGAAGCTATATCTTTCATTACATCACCAGGTGCAATACCAGCGGCTTCAATCATCGCCGCATTTGTTCTCATCTGATTAATTAATACATCTCTACTTGCAGATGATATTGATTCCATAACTGAAAGAGTTTTAGCCATTCCTTCATAAGTTTGACCTGTTGCAGAAGCCGTTCTTGCAAAGTTCAAACTTAAATTCAACGCTTCTTGTGCACTTGTACCTAATTCTTGTCTTATTGCTGTTGCCGATGCAGCTATATCTGCCTGATCTAATCCCCACGCTTTAGCTGCAAAACCTAAAGCTTTAGTTTGAACTGTAAGGCTTACAGCAGATGCATATGAAACACCTAAATCCTTACGCGTATCAGTAACGGCCTTCTGAAAATCAAGTAAATATTTAAAAGCGGCAAATATTAAAGAACCAATTCCTAACCATGAGGTAGCCATCATTTTTACATTCTTAAATGTTTTCTTAGCTCCAGCGGCGATATTTACCATACCAGGTGCTGTTTGCATGATAGCTTTTCTCTTCTCTACACTAGCTTTCATTCCATTGAGAAGATCTTCTGCTTCATCTCGTGTACCTTCATGAACACCTTTCTCAATATCTTTTCTAAACTTTGCAATTTTAGCTAAATCTTCAGTAACTCCAAGAAGATCTCTAACTGATTTAAAATGTTCTTTACCTAATGTAGCTAACTCTTGTTCAATACTAAGTAATCGTCTTTTTGCACCTTCTTCTTCTTGAGCAGCTTTTGCTCGTTGAAATCCGGCGGTTTTTACTCTTTTTTCAGCGTCTGTTAATGCCATAAATATATCCTAAAATTAAAAATCAAATCCATATTCATCTGATAATTCTTTTTTATTCTTTTTAATATAGTCTTCAATATCTTTTTTATCTTTTTCCAACGCTTTTAATTTTCTACCAAAAGTTGGATCTTTTCTTTTTAAATCTTTTATAGCTTTCGATTCAGCCTTTTTTAAGATTGATTTAAATATTGAACCAAGAAATTTTTCAATTACTCCTTCTTTAATAATATACTTAGGCATTTAAGTCTCCAATTAAATTAAATATGTTATAACTCAATTATAAATATCAAATATGTAAAAATTTACTTTCGGAATGAAGTTTTATGTTTGTCTAATTCTTTTCTTAATTCCTCAGCTTCTTTTTTATAAAAAGTCTGTAGTCGTCTAAGATAAAAATGACGAAGATAGATAGGTAGGTTGTAAGCATCACTAAAAGTAATGCCACCTTTAGAATGTAATATTAATTGAAATATTTGTTCGTGGATTTCCGGTTTATACTCCGGCGGTAGGCCAAAAAAATCGTATGGTGACTGGAATTGCCACCTTATTCTCCTTTCCAGTTGAATCCACAACTGTTATGTTCATATCAACATCTGGTGTAACTTTTGCTAAGTATACCCTAAATGCTAAAGAATCTCTCGATAAAAATTCATTGTCTACAAAATTATTTATATGTGATTTTTCAGAGTTACCATCAACTGATAATATCATTTTCTTTAATCTTGTAGTCAATTCTGAACTATGTTGTTTATTTATTTTTTTACGAGCTTCAATTTCTTTTGAAATTTCTTTCTCATCTCTACCAACCAACAATTTAAAGGTAATAGTTCTCTTTGAACTTGGTAAATCTAAAGTAAATTGATTTACTCCTTTTGTAAATTTTGAAAAATCTAAATCTACAGGTTCAAGTACTGATAAATCAGCTGTATGTTCCTCGTCATCATAAGTGAATTCATATTCTTTACCATAACCAAGAATTCTTGCAGAAACCATAATTGCATTCTTATCACCAATCAACATATCATTAATATCAATTGATTTATCTACAATTAAAGATTCCAACAATTTATCTATAACTGTACCTTGTTGTATCAAATTCTGAGAAGTAAGAATATCCTCTTCTCTTGCTGTCATATATTTTATTTCTACTTTACCTGAAGTAAGCGGGTGCCCATCAGGATAGAAATACCCCTTAGACGGTAAATCTACCATCTCTGTAGGGAATTTATAAGCCTCTGCCATAAATAACTCCTTTACACTATGTAATTAACGTATTGATATAAAATCAATAACCTTTATTATTAAATATAACTAATTTTGTACTAATTAAAATTTATTTTAAAAATATTACTTTTTCTTGGTTACGGCATCCCAAACAGGTTTCAATACCATATCAAAAATAACATCGTCCTTTTTAGACGGGCTAAGGCGGACAATTTTTTCTATGGTGTAAAAACCCAAAAGTAGCCATTCCCAATTTTGTACTATCCATTCACTCATTTTAGTTTCTCCAATTAAAATTGTAAGATTGCGTAATCATACTTCAGCGTAAGAGTAATCTCTGCTGGATCACTTGATGCAAAATCCATATCCCCGAAATTAGCTGATTCAATGTATGTACCTCTTAATGTCCACTCTTCAACAACATCTCCGACTGGCCCTAATACATTAAAAGTTACATCTTTTTTATAAAAATCTGAATAACCATCCCTACCTGTTACTGATTCATGTGATAATCGAATCCATTCCATACAAGCTTGTGCCGCTGAAGGAACAACAGGATCATATAATGTAATATCAATAGGTTGCCATGCACCTTTACCTTTAATGTATCTTTTAATGTTAATATGGTCTAAAACAATTTCTTCAAATTGTATTTGAGGTCTATTCGCAGTTTTAATTAAATATGCTGGAATACCTTCAATAGACATAATAAACCGATTTTTTGTTTTCGGTTCAAATGGTGTGAACATAATATCCGAAGGATCGATTGTAGGCATCTTTTAATTCTCCTAATAAATTTCTTACTCAAATATAAATATCAATCAATTAAGTTTTTCTTAATTTCATTTATAAATATCAAAGTTTACAAAAAACAAAAAACCCCTCAATAGAGGGGCTTTTAGTCATTGTATATTTCCTAAATTACTCAGGGAATGTAGCACCTGTAGGTTGAACAACGAAATCAAGTACAATAAACTCTGCAGTTCTTGTAGGTTGAATAAATATTTGTCCAACTAATTGATTTCTATCAATCACATCAGGTGTGTTATTTGTATCATCCATTACAACTCTAAATGCGGATAATCCACTATTCTGTTGTACCTGTTCAAGATATGGATTTACAACATTCAAGAAACGATTTCTTGTTGCCATTGTATTCTGTTCGAAGACAAGATATCTTGAAGTACTTGCAATAAATTTCCTTAATGCAATTAACAATCTACGTACATTAACCCTATCAAGTGCTGATGGTTTGGACTGAAGTGTTTTCTGTCCAAATACCACTGCACCTTGACCAGGAAATGAAGCTATTGGATTAACTCTACCTTCATAAAGTTCATCTCTTTCAGCGTGAGTTAACCTTGTTTTTGCTTGTAGTACATTTGTTAAACCACCACGATTCAGACCCGCTGGAGCGAACCACTCATGGGCTACCTTATCATTAAACGCAATAACACCAGGTAACACTACAGAAGTAGGCACCCAAACTGGTTTATTATTACGAGTAGAATCTGGTACTTGTACCCACGGGTAATATGTTGCTACATAATTGGTGTCCATATCTTGAACTGTATTAGTAACAGTCTGTACTGAATCACCATATGCCGCTGAATCCATTACATATAAGGCGTCTGCTCGAGATTCTACCTTATTAATAGCATGATTTGTTACAGTTGAATGTAATCTATGAATAATACCTGGTGTTACTAACAAATTAATATCAAACTCATCAGGATTACTTACAGCGTTAATAGCTCTTTTATATGCTATTGAACCACTGGATGTTGAAGTTGCACAATCAAATCCTTGTGTATTTGTTGTTGCAATTTCATTTCCTGTAGAATATGGAGTTGCTGGATTATATCCGTCAAATCCCCACTGGAAAGGAACATAGAATTTTCTTTGTCCAATTGCAGAATTAGATAATGATATTAAATCAGTTGAAGTCGCATAAGTACTACCAAGTGCTGAAGCATCATTGTGTCCATACACATTTTCAAGACTCATTGTTACATTAAGACCGATATTTGCACTTGAAGGTATTGGGCCTAAATACTGTTTACTATCTTCATGATCAAAATCCCAACCATAAAAAATAGTTGAATCAAAAGTACTTGTACCAGTATATCCTTCACCTGAACCACTTTGTGCTGTTTTAAATATTGCCGGTGGTACTAAGGTTGTTCCAGCTACTGTATTATATACTGCTTCAAATCCCATTGGTACAACACTCTTTGGTAATGATTCCAAATGTGTCCCACCAGATGAGTTTGCAGGATTAGTATAATCACCAACTCTAATATGTTTACTTAGATTTGGATAATCACCATAATAAGTTAATTTACCATTTGAATCAATTACCAAATGTCTATCACCAATTAATTTTGCAAAGAAATTAACAGAATTTGGATCAAATGTACAATTCTCCCATTGGTCAAGTATAGTATTATCATCAGCTCGTGTTACATCATTGTTTGGATTATTAGACCTAACTTGAAGTGAAAATGTTCCATAATCAGAACCTGCAATATCAGCCGCTCTTTTCACATTCAAAATAGCTAATTTATATTCTTTATTAACATCTGTTCCGTGTGAACGGGTATATACTCTAAATAATCTGTGTCTTGTTCCACCTACCATTTGAGATGAAATCCAAGGCGTTCTTGCTGAACAGTAATCTACATTACCTGTCCAATCAGTTGTAGCATTACCATTACTATCATATGTTGGTGCATTACCACTAGCAAAATCATTACCATTAGATGATAATACTGCACTTGCAGATGCGGTGTTTGCCACATTATCACCAGAAGTAGTTGACCATGAACCACTCTGTTGATTTTGTTTAAAATTCTTATAAACATAAATAGACTGTGTTGAACTACCTTTTTTTGTTACTTGTGGATCTGAACTTAAAACTTCTGTAATATAATTTACACTACTTGTATTAAAAGAAATAGTATAAGTTTCTGCACCAGAATCAAAACCTGAACTTCCACTTACACTAAGAGTAGCACCGCCAGCATTAAATGCTTGACCTATAAAAGTAGTACCTGATAAATCAGCTGTTCCACTTCCACCACGAGATGGTGCAATTATAGCAAGTGACATTGAAGCTGCACCTACTGTTGGTAAATGTGCACCAAGTGCTACTGTATCAACTGTATAACCACCAAGTCCAAGAACTCTAACTACTGTTACAACTCCCGCACTTTTTAAATATTGTTCTACGGTGTAAGGTGTGTAAAATCTACTATCCATTCCACCAAACATTGCCTCAAAATCTTGAAAAGATGTTACTTGAGTAGGTGTAAATGCAGGCCCCTTCTTTGTTGGGCCTATAATTGCTGCACCTATTTCTGAAATGCCTTGGGGTAAAAATGAAAGATCTTGTTCACGTGTAAATACACCTGGCGAAACGATTCTTTCTGCCATTGTTATTCTCCCTAAATTATTAAATTAATTTAAATTTACTAAACATAAATATAAAGTAAATTTACTAAAACGTATGCTTTAGGAAGCTTTTATTGATCTTGTGGGGTAAATACTCCAGTAGTTGGGTCTAACTGTCCTGGGCCATACTTTTGATTTAATGTATTAACTAAATCTTGTTCCTCTTGTTGAGTAGCCTTATATTCTTCTTCTAACTGAGTTTCTCTCTCTACTAAAGCATCCATCTGTTGCTCTAAAAGAAGTTTTTGAACTCTTAGTTGACCAAACTGAAGTTGTTTATCCTGATAATTCTGTTGTAACTGTTGTAAAGATTGAAGTTCTTCATCAGTAAACTTCGTATCTGTAGTTTCTGCAGTTTCTGCAGTTTTTATAACTTTTGCTTCTTCAGCCATAACTATCTTCTCCTATTATAGTTTTCTTCAATAAGTATTGTTTTTTTTGTGTAAAATAAAAAATTTTTTAAATTTCAATAACCTTGTATTTTCTATCAGTACTATCTGATCCACTTAACTGTGCAGCTTTAGTCCAAGCATCAACCTCAGACTCAAACTGCCATAATTGCATATCACTTGAAGATGCAATATAAACATTTCTTGTAGCCCAATTTGGGTCATTAAAAGTTACGTTAGCACTTACACTTGAACTCGGTGCTTGAAATAATTGTTTTACTACTCTAAAAGCCATGTGGATTCTCCATGTTATCTATTATAAATATTAACTAAATAAATAATTCCTTCAAATGTTTTATTCTTAATTGCGGCAATATTGTTGGTTTTATATTTAATTGATCTGATACGTCAAGACAGAATGTTGCATCTAATGTATTATTACCTTAGTCATCTCTAAGCCATTCAGCAAAGGATACAGCTATGACTGCTATACCAGCTACCAATACCACCGCTAATAACCAGTTGATTATCATTAATATACCGT